AATGGCATTAGAAAAGGAGATTGTAAATGAGTAAAAGTATTAGAAGTGTATTAGAAGACCTAGCTAAGGAACAATATGACGATGGCTGGTGTGCTAGTAACGTAGATAAGCCACACGATGGACCAGATTATAATGCGATTGACCAAGCACTCAAAGATATAGCCCAGATAATAGATGAGGTGATTGGGGAAGATGAAACTGTCATATCGCAACACTATATGGCTGGTAATATCGAAGAACGAACTGCGTTTCCAGACAGGCGTAACAGGCTACGAGCCGAACAACGTAACCGTTCAAAGGAACTACTAAAATAATGGAACAACAACCAAAGGGTAAGAAAAACTTTATAATTGAAGTTACACCAGAGGTTATGAGTGAAATCAACAGGATATGGATGCACTCGGATGAAGAACCTGTTGTAGAACTTTACTATTCGCCATATTGGAAAGAGATTAAAACCGAGGAGCAATTATGAGTAATGTAGATGATGATATAGAACTTAAAAAGATATTACGAACCTACCATTTATATGTTGGCGTTAAAGGTGCAGAAGAAAACGCAGTAAAAGCTATCACCACTCTAATAGAACAGTCAGAGAGGAAAGCAAGAATAGATGAGTGGAAATTAATCTCAGAAGTCCAACACAGTGCAGGAATAACAGCAGAGTTGTATTTTGGAAAAGAACGAGACGAGCGTATCAACCAATTAACTACTAAGGAGGATGACGATCAACCGGACAAAACTGAACAAGACACTTGATTATCTATATCGTATATGCTAGAATTAGAGTATAAAATCCATAGAAAGGTTTATATGAAAAATTACTTCAATAACAACATTAAGCCGCTGAACGACGATTTAGGTAGGAAGCTCGGCATCAAGAAAATAACAGTTAAGCAATTAGGTGGAGCTGAGGACATATCTATCGAGGTGGACGGCTGGTGCAATCATGCCGGTGCCGAACTACAAGACGTTATAACCGAACGCTACGACACAGACAGTGGCAGGTTTATACCTGACGACAGCGAAGAAGTCTTAGTCTGCAAATGCGGATCACAATATATAGATGGAGATTGGGTATGATATACGACGTGAAAACAAAACTTAACGGTTGGGAACAATTTTGGTACTATCTATCAGTGATTGCATCTTTAGGCGGTGCATTCACAATTAAAGTAATAATCAAGAAAGCATTTGAGGAAGAATAAGATGGTGGGGACAATACATATGATATAATGAGTACATGACATATTATATCGAGTTATCAGGTAAAAGAGGTAAAAATCATCATACCATAGTTGATGAAGCAACTTACAATCAATATAACCACTTATCTTGGTTCCTAAGCGACACTGGGTACGCTATGCGTCGTTCTGACATATTAGACGATGGCTCAAAGGTAACAGTTAGATTACACAGACTAGTTATAAATGCACCTGAAGGTATGGTTGTTGACCATCTTAATGGTGACAAACTGGACAATCGCAAGAGTAATCTTAGGGTATGCACACAAGCAGATAACGCTCGTAACAGAAAAAATACCAAAGGAATATGTTTCGATAAGAGTAAAGATAAGTGGGTAGTACGATACCGTAATAAGTTCTTTGGTCGGTATAAAACCGAGCAAGAGGCTAGTCGAGCCTACCAATTAGCTAAAAGCGGTGTTGAATATAAAACAAGACAACGTATGCGTTATATGTTGCCAAAAGGTGTGTTCTATCACAAATATAATAAGAAACATTATATCGTAAGGCCACAACTGAATGGTAAACGTTACTTCTTAGGCTATTTTGCCACAGCAGAAGAAGCAAAAGATGTGTACGATAATTTTAGGCAGAAGGAGAAATAACTTATCGCCGGAACAAAAATTGGTGGATTGAAAGTAAAAGCTAAACTATTAGCTAAAGACCCAGATCACTATAAAAAGATAGCACTAAAATCACAGGTAGCTTGGGATAAAAACGGCCGAAAACCAAGAGGGTTCGCCTGTAATCCAGAACGAGCGAAAGTTGCTGGAGCTATCGGTGGCACTAAATCACGTCGCAAAAAGCGAGTATAATAGAATTGTTGCCCTAATGTTCATAACGGTAGCACCTGTCGTTGGCAACACCATAATTTAAAAGAGGATAACATATTTGTAAACTGTACTTTGAATATGACAAGACACTAAAGCAAATCAAAAAAGAATTATTGCAAAGGACTATAAATGAGCGAAGAAACCATAAACTTACTCAAAAAAATAGTAGACGAGTCAACAAGCAAGAACGGTGAAGTAGATTTAATCAAGATCGGTGGTAAAATACTGTGGATTGTGAGGGATAATAGCGAAATATGATAAAACTATTGACTTATTATAACGCTTATGATATACTATATACATAAGGTTGAATGACACAGGCGTAAACCTTATACAATCAGAGAATAGTTACACCGATAAGTAATTGCGTATCTGAATGATTATCGAAACAAGAACTGGCTATCAAAGGCCAGTTTTTATGTTATACTTACATTTGATATGATAGGAGTATTAAACCTATGAAAGTTCATAATACTAACAACTTGCCAACGATACCGATAGCCGACTTGCTCCCTACACAGGGCGATCTAAAAGACCTATCGGAAGTAAACTATAAAAAACTAAAGAGCAACATAGAACGCCGAGGCTTTATAGACCCTGTATCAGTTTGGGAAGATGATAAAGGCTTGAAGCATTTATTAAACGGCCATCAAAGACAAAGAGTCCTAATGCAAGAGGGCTGGAACGAACCGATACCTTATTTCAACATACCAGCCAAAAACTTACAAGAAGCCGCCGCAATAGTATTAGAGCTTACTTCACAGTACGGAACTATCACCCAAGAGGGGTTAGACGAGATGATAGCCAAGTACGAGTTGAATGAAGCCGAAGTCTATGAAGCTACGAGTTTTGATGCGCTTACTAAATATGGCGACACCGAAGAAGTAGAAGTCGAAGAAGATGAAGCACCTGAAGTATCTAGCGAACCTGCTGTTAGTAAGTTAGGCGAGATTTATCAGTTAGGCAGACACAGAGTAATGTGCGGCGATAGCACCGATGCTGGTAACGTAGCACTCTTAATGAATGGAGTTAAGGCAGATATGGTGTTTACTGACCCACCATATGGGATGGACTTTACTGGAAGCGTAAATGGTGATGGAACACCATCCGCTAATTCAAAACTTAAACAGATTGGCAATGAGACAGGAACTGAATTGGATAAAATAGAGTTTATACAAAAATGGCTACCAAGAGTTCTAGAGTTGACGAATAATGGTTGGTATATTTGTTACTCTAGACATAATTTACGTAATTTACGTAATTTACTAATAGCATTTGACGAACTTAAAACACCAATAAGAAATATTATCATATGGAACAAAAACAGACAAAACATTAGTAATAGTGATTACAAGTCAAAATATGAATTAATATTATATGGGTGGAAAGACAGAAAGTTCTATGGGGCAAAAGGCGATAATGATGTATGGGAAATCAACAAAGAAAACAAGAATGAATTACATCCTACACAAAAACCCATTAGCTTATTTGCTAAAGCAATAAACAATAGCAGTCAAAGCGGTGAGCTTGTGGCAGATTTATTTATGGGTAGCGGTGGGACTTTGATTGCCTGCGAGCAAACAAATCGCATATGTTATGGTATGGAACTAGATCCTAAATACACAGACGTAATACGAAAAAGATATTGGAAATTTATAAACGATGGTAACGAAGATGGCTGGGAATTAGGAACGCCAGAAATAGCGTTGGGATAGCATTATGGAAGTACCAGAACAATTAACACCATTCACAAAAGACAACGCAGCCGAGATGGGTGCTAAGGGTGGACACGCTAAGGCAGGATCAAAACATCTATCAACCCTTATCAGAGAGATAGGCAATGATATAGATTGGGACAAGACAACCCTAAAAGATAAGGACAGGATGAAGTCACTATATGGCAAGAACGGCTGGAAAGCTTTAACTTATGTGGCGTTTACAAAGGCTATGGCTGGCGATCATAATGCTATGAAATGGCTATCAGAAAACAGTTTTGGAAAGCACATAGATATTACCTCAGATGGTGAAAACATAAACAAAGTAAAAGAACTAACCGACGAGGAACTAGATGCAAGAATTAGACAGTACTTCAAAAATAGACTTGTCTGATTTACTTAGCGAAGCCGAACGGCGTAAAGCTAAAAAAGACTGTACTATATTCGTCAATGAATTCTTGAGGACATTCGACCCTCGGCCGGATGTTATACCACACGACGTGGACTTTATACTCTATGACTTTCAAGAGTCAACCGTTAAAAAGATAGTCAACAAGATATTTAATGGCGGCGATCTATTCATTGAGAAATCTAGGGATATGGGCGTGTCTTGGGTAACTTTGGCTATTCTATTATGGTGCTGGTTAAATGTTGACGGCTTTCAAGCTCTTATAGGCTCTCGTAAAGAGGATTATGTCGATAACGGCCAGATAGATTCATTATTCGGCAAGATTGATTACCTGATACGCAACATCAAAGACAAAGAGCTATTGCCTAAAGGATTCAACGACGATAAGCATCGGACTTATATGAAGTTGGTCAACCCTGATAACGGCAACACTATACTAGGCGAATCAAGTAATAAAAACTTCTCTCGTGCTGGACGCTATACGGTGGTGTTCTTTGATGAGTTAGGCTTTTGGCCAGATGCTAGACGCTCTTGGCAAGCGGCTGGAGATGCTACCAGATTTAGATTAGCAGTCACAACCCCACCTGATGAGCCAAGCTTTGCCAAAACGTTACGGTTCAGCGATAAGATAGAAGTGCTTACTTTGCATTGGAAACTACACCCTAAAAAAGACCAAGATTGGTACGAGTACGAGAAATCAAGGCGTAATGAAGAAGAAGTCTTGCACGAGTTAGACATTAGTTGGGAATACTCAAGCGTAGGTAAACCATATCCTGAAATCAATCTAATAGACATAGGCCGGTATGATTATGACAATTCACTACCGTTATATATATCACTAGACATTGGACTTGACGCAGTGGCAATTGGTTGGTATCAGCCAGTACGCAATTCAAACCTAGTAACATTGGTTGATTCTTATGAGAACTACGACAAGATTATTGACTGGTACACTCCTTTTTTTGGAAAGCCGATTAGTTCAGACCATATTTACACATCAGAGGATATTGAACTTATTAACAGGGTCAAGATGTGGCAAGGTGGTATGTTCTTCGGCGATCCGTCAGGCAAACAAAGACACGTTGAAAGCAGAGTCAGCCCTTATGAGATACTGTGGAAAGATTACGGCATCGTAGTTCAGACTAACGACATAGAGAATAACTGGCCAGCAAGACGAGATGCCACCAAAAGGATACTAAGCCATTTCAGAATAAACGACACGCCACGCAACAGGTGGTTCATAGACTGTGTGGCATCGGCTCGCTATCCTAAACGTGATGAGGAAACATCGCAATCAACCACGCCGATTAATAAGCCGGTACATGACTGGACATCGCACCACAGGACGCAATTAGAGTTTTTTTCAGTAAATTATCACTCGCTTAATAATGATGACCCAGATAGCTATGTCAGTTCGCCGTATAATAGCAAGACCGACCAAGTTATAGCATTAGGTGGCATAGGTATTAATCCTAGCATTGATGCTATATTGAATAGAGGTAATGACACTAACAATGATTGGATGTTATGAACGAAAAAATAATACTCCTAGATAATTCACGTTTTACGACATTAATAGTTGACCCAACAATCGTAAAAGAGGAGGTCAAAGTACATTGTCTTTATTGTGGCCATTGGCTGATGTCTATGAATAGGAAATTTGCGGTAGCGGCCGACGGTGCAGAGCCTTTTGGCGGCGGTGAAATACCATTAAACGTGTTCAGAGTTACCAGAGTATGTGGCGTATGCAACCCTAAACATTACTATATTATCTATTTCAATGGCGAGGGTTCGGGATTGTGATATAATTAAGCAAAGGCCAGAGCTTATCTGGTTATTTTTATTGGAGATACTAAATGCACAATGATACTTACACTCAGTACAAAGAAGACCCAAAAGTAGACATGGTTGACGGCCAAGAAGGTGTGGCCGAATCATACGATAATTTCGCACTTGATTTACCTGATAGCGAAATAACCGACATTTTAGATAAGCGCATAAATGACAGCCGAGCATTTTGGAATGACCAAGCAGGATTTAATCTAAAAAGTAGGCGAGAGCGAAACAATAGATTTGTATTGGGCGATCATTGGTATGACTCAGGCTCTTTACAAGGCGGTATACCTTACGTGCAGAATGAAATATTTACAGCCGAGCAAGTCATATCGTCATACGTCACATCAAGGTTACCAGAGGTTGAAGTATATCCTGGTCAAGATACTCCTGAATCACGCCGACTAGCACAAAATATATCCACCTTATTAAAGGCTCATTCCGAAGAACACAACTTACAAGGTATTCTTACCAATATTGTGCTATCAATGCTAAACGATTATGTCGGATTGATTGAATTAGAATGGGATAAAGAATACGGCAAACTTGGCGATATTAGAATCAACCAGATTGCACCTCGAAACTTCATAGCTGATAAACGAGCCAAGCAAGGGTCAAACCCTGGTTTTAGCTCATTCAACATACAGAATACGGCCGAGGAGTTAATCGCTAAGTTCCCAAAGAAAAAAGAGGATATAACAAATAAAGTCGGTGGTAAACTACAATCTGTCATTACTTGGCGCAAAGTTTACGTTACTACTTATATAAATTCTAAGCCTACCGAAGCTTTAGTGTGCTACTTTGAAGATATTGTACTCGCTAAAAACAAACTACCGCATTGGATTTATGACGAGGAAACAGAGGAAGTAACTAACTATCTAAGTGAACCTACTAAACCTGTTATACCTTTTAACTATATAAATGACGGCTTACACTGGATTGATCGCTATGGGCCGATTGACCAAGTAATACCATTACAACTTATGATTGACAAAATAGGCCGACAAATCCAAAAGGGCATAGCCCATTCATCGCCTGTATTAGTATTTAATAAAAAAGCTTTGCCTAAACCAGCCGCCGACCAAGTAAAAGGCGAACCTTGGGAAAAGATACTCGTAGACGCACAAGACGTTAACACGGCCTATGGAGTCATACAAGCCAATCAAATACCGGCTTTTGTCGTAAATGAGATTACAAGACTTGCAGGATCGCTACACGAGATATTCGGCACACCACCACAACTTAGAGGTCAATCAGGCCAACAGACTGCTACGCAAGACTTAATGGCTCGCAATGAAGCCTATAATCGCCAGGATTTACTTGTTAGGGCAATAGATCGTTCATTGGATAAATACTTCAATTATTTACTACAAATGATAAAAGTCTACTATACCAAAGACCACTTTATATCGGCACTTGGCGAAGATGGCCGCTATGATTTCGTAACATTAAATAGGAATGATATTGAAGACGGTATAAAAGTCAGAGTCAAAGCCGGTTCAACCTTGCCAATGGACAAAGGCAGACTTGAACAAGTAGCCCTAAGCCTAGCAAAGATGGGTAAAATATCACTACTATCTCTATACGAGTTCCTAGACGTTCCAAACCCAGGCAAACACGTTGAGCGTGTCCTTAAAGAGCAAATCGACCCAGTAACTACGATCGAGGATATACGCAACGACAATCAGGACGCTAATGCCGTAGAAGATTATGAAATGATTGAGGCCGGTCAAGAAGCAATGCCACGAGATGATGTAGACTTAGGACATATTAAAACCCACCACAAACAACTGCTATCCAATGACTTCAAAATGTGGCCTGTGGAAAACCAAGAGATGTTTAAGGCTCATATCCAATTAGAGTTAGACAAAGTGAAAGCTCTCAATAACATTACCGAGGAAAGCCTATACCCACCTGAACCAGAAGAACCAAATCCAGGTATAAATGCCAGTGTAAATGTTCCACCGGCTATGCAACAACCAGCTCCATCAAATATTCCACCAATCGCTCCGACCACTCCGCAGTTGCCATCTCCAATGATGTGATATACTAAAATCACTAAATAGGAGCAATCAATGACATCACTTAATCAAGAAGTCGATTCAATCATTGCAGCGGATGGGATTGACAACTCAATACCAGCCGTAGCAGACGATACACAAACAGATAACCAAGATAACGCCGACAACAGTAATCAGGATGACAAAACGCCTGAATCTAATGACGTTGATAATCAAGATGATACTCAAAAAGAGCCTGAAAATAAAACTGATGATACTGATGATAAATCAGGTGATAAACCAGATGAACAGCCAAAGATTGATGCTACCCCACCACCAGTAGAATCAAAACCGCAAGACCCTGTTACTTTCCTGCAAAGCCTTGATTTAACCGAAGACAAGATACTAAAAGATGACGGCTCGATTAAAGAGTTCAAAGAGGTTGTAAATATCGGCCAGTACTTAAACTCGCAAATTACACCGATTGAAGTAACAGGCAAAGATGGCCAAAAGTACAAGTTTAGTCTATTAGCTGATGTCGAGGAGAAGTTCCCCGACGGGTTCGAGGCTAAAAATAATATCGAACAACTTAAATTCAACAGTGCAATCATGGCTAACGAATCCAAGTTTAATAGTGCGATTGAAACACTTAAATCAGCCGAGGCACAATATACCAAAGAGACTAGTGCATTCGTACAAGCCAAGAGCGATAATGAAAGAATCGGAAAAGAGTACCGAGCTATGGCCGATGCTGGTTTAGTGCCTAAAGTAGAGGGCGATCCTAGCGACCCGAAATTCCTAGAACAACCAGCCATTAAAGAGCTTGATAAAATCTTGAACTTTATGGAAACTAAAAACAAGGAATTGGCAGAGAAAGGTTTGGGACAAATCAACAGCGTATATATAGCCAAACAAATTATGGACAACGAAACTAAATCATCCGACAAAGAAGATAAGAAGCAAGACATTATCAACCAACGCAATGAAGTTGCCAGTCTATCAGCTACGCCACCATCCGATGACGGCAAGAAAAAACAAACTTATACTAATGTG